GCTCTGTGTGCGCGGCCGCAAGTTTCCGCAAGGTTTTTGCCCATGGGCAAACGGGGCCCAAAACCTAAGCCTGCCGCCGCTCGCCTGCTTGCTGGAAATCCAGGCAAGCGCAAAATCCGGCCCGACCTGCCGGCCCCTGCCGGCGCGCCGCCGATGCCGAAGCGGTTGATGCTCGAGCCGGCTGCCGTGGACAAGTGGACTGAGCTCGTGCCGATCTTGCTCGGCCTCGGCACGCTCACGACTGCTGACGGAGAAGCCTTGGCGACTTTGTGCGAGGTGTACGCTGCGACGCAGGCGTGTTTGCTTGAGCTCCGAGCGACCGGGCCCGTGATGCGAACAGACTTAGGTGGCGTGAAACCGAACCCGGCCGGGCCGCTATATCGAAGTTTAGTGGCGCTGCAGGCGTCGCTAATGGGCGAGTTTGGACTGACTCCCAGCAGCAGGGTGCGACTTGGTGGCAAGGAAGAAAAGCCGAGCGACGAAGTCGAAGACTTCTTCAAGCTCCACGGCGCTTGAGCTCACGGCCGAAGGCCAGGCCAAGTACGAGCGTGTCGTTCATTTCTTCGAGAAGATCCTGCGGCACAGCAAGGGCCAGAACGCCGGCAAGCCGTTCACGCTCTTGCCGTGGCAGCACCACGTCCTGCGTGAGCTCTTCGGCCGGCTGAACCCAGACGGCACGCGGCAGCATCGGGTGGGCTACATCGAGCTGCCGAAGAAGCAGGGCAAGAGCACCACGCTTGCTGGCATTGCCCTCTACATGACGGCGTTCGACTCGGAGCCCGGTGCCGAGGTCTACGGTGCGGCGTGCGACCGTGAGCAAGCTGGCATCATCTACCGCGAGGCGGCGTCGATGGTGCGGGCTTCGCCGGCGTTGTCTCGCCACCTCGAGGTAATCGACTCGCGGAAGACCATCGTTCACAAGAAAAGCAACTCGTTCTATCGGGTGCTGTCGGCCGATGCGTTCCGGGCCGAGGGGCTCAATATCCACGCTCTGCTCTTTGACGAACTGCACGCCCAGCGGGACCGGCGGCTGTGGGACGCCCTGCGGTACGGCGGCGCGGCCCGGCGTCAGCCGCTGCTCTTGTCGATCACGACGGCCGGCTACGACCGCAAGTCGATTTGCTGGGAACAGCATGCGTATGCCGAGCGATGTATTGCCGATCCCACGGGCGTGGACCCGGCCTTTTTCGGGTGCATCTACGCCGCGTCGCCCGAGGACGATTGGAAAGACCAAAAGACGTGGCACAAGGCCAACCCGTCGCTGGGCGAGACGATCACGCTGGACTCGTTTGCCGCCGACGCCCGCGAAGCCGACCAGTCGCCTTCCAAGCTAAATGCGTTCCTGCGGTACAGGCTCAACGTCTGGACGACGCAAGACGTGCGGTGGCTATCGCCCGACAACTGGGCCAAGTGCGGCGGCCCACTGCGGGACGAGCTTGAGAAGCGGGAGTGGTACGCGGGGCTGGACTTGGCGAGCACGTTTGACCTTTCAGCGTTCGTCATGGTGAGCCAGGCCGACGACGGCACCTTCGACGTGCTGCCGTATTTCTGGGTGCCGCAAGCCAACGCTGCAGAGCGGACGCTCCGCGACAAAGTGGACTACATCGGGTGGATACGCGACGGCTTTATCCGGGCCACCGATGGCAACGTCACCGATTACGACGTGATCCGGCGCGACATCGTCGAACTGTCGCAGAAGTTCAACATTCGGCAGGTGGGGATCGACCGCTGGAACGCCACGCAGCTGGCCACGCAACTGCAAGGCGACGGGGTAGATGTGACAGGATTCGGGCAGGGCTACGGCTCCATGTCGAGCCCAAGTCGCGCCCTTGAAAATTACGTGCTGTCGGAGCGGATTCGCCACGCCGGCCACCCCGTGCTTGCGTGGATGGCGGCCAACGTGGCAGTGCAGAGCGATCACCAAGGCAACATCAAGCCGAGCAAGGCCAAGAGCACCGAACGCATCGACGGCATCGTGTCGCTCGTGATGGCCTTGGGGCTGCACGCCACGGCGACCGCGAAGCCGCCCGAACAATCCTGGGACATCATCTCGCTATGACCACCGAGGCCACCACGGACTTTCGCCTGCACGAGTTGCGTGGCATCGACTGGGGCAACGTGGGAGGTGGCCGCACGGCGTCGGGCATCCGGGTTACGGCCGACACGTCGATGGCGTGCTCGGCCTACACGGCGTGCATCCGGGTGATCTCGGACAGCGTGTCGAGTTTGCCGCTCCACTTGTTTGAGCGGCAGCCCAACGGCGGCAAGCGGAAGGTGCCCGAGCATCCGCTGTACCGCATCCTGCACATGCAGCCGAACCCGTGGCAGACCGCGCAGGAGTTCCGCGATTGGATGACGGGGCTCTACCTGCATTACGGGGCGAGCTACGCCGAGATCCGCGCTGGCGTTCGCGGGCCCGTAAGCGAGTTGTGGCCGCTGCACCCGAGCCGCATGGAAGTCGAGCGGCTGGAGAACGGCCGGCTCCGGTACATCTACCGCGAGCCCGACGGCCGGCAGACGGTGTACCGCCAGGAGCAGATTTTCGCCCTGCGGTTCACGACGGACGACGGCATCCATCCCATCCCGAGTTACCGCCTGTTCGCCAACGCCATCGGCTTGGCCCAGGCACTCGAGGCCCATGGGGCCACGTACTTCGGCAACGGTGCCCGGCCGGGCATCGTGCTCGAGAGCGACAACCCGGTGCCCATCGAAGCAGCCGAGCGTCTCCGCGAGTCATGGGAGCGGATGCACCGTGGCCCGGATCGGGCCCACCGCACGGCGGTCCTGCCGGCCGGCGTCAAGGCTCACGAGCTCTCTGGCTCCAACGAGGCGGCCCAGTTCCTCGAGACGCGGCAATACCAAGTCATCGAAATCTGCCGGGCGTTCCGCGTGCCGCCGCACATGATTCAAGACCTCACCCGCAGCACGTACTCGAACATCGAGGTGCAAGGCACCGAGTTCGTGCAGCACTGCCTCTTGCCGCATCTCAAGCGGTGGGAAGCCGCCATTACCCGCGACCTGCTCGCGGAGGGCGAGGATGAGACGTACTTCGCCGAGCACAGCGTGGCCGGGCTTCTGCGTGGCGACCACGCGAGCCGGTCGGCCTATTACGTGTCGGCCCTGCAGAACGGGTGGATGAGCGTCAACGAGATCCGCGAGCTCGAGAACATGAACCCGCTGGGGCCCGAGGGCGACCAGCACTTCATCCAGTTAAACATGACCACGCTTGAAAAGGTGGCTGCCGACGAAGAGCCGCAGCCGGAGCCGGCACCCGAGCCGGTGTTTGAGGTTGAGGACAGCCCGGAAGACGACGTTGAGGACGACCAGGAGGAAGAGACAGATGGAACTTGAGCGCCGCTGCCTAGCGTTTGACGAGGTGCCCGAGGCTGACCTCACCCTGGAGACTCGCGCCAACGGCACGCAAGTCATCGCGGGATATGCCGCCGTCTACAACCGCCTGAGCTTGCCGCTGCGTGAAGGCTCAACTCAATTCCGCGAGATCATTCTGCCTGGTGCGTTCGACAAGATTCTCAATCGGCAGCGTGGCAAGCAAGACACGGTGGCGTTGCTTAACCACAATTCCGACCTCATCCTTGGCCGCACATCGTCTGGCACGCTGGAGCTCTCCAGTGATGACAAGGGGCTGCGGATGAACATCTTGCCGCCCGACACCCAGGTGGGCCGGGACACTCTTGAGCTGGTCCGCCGTCGTGACCTGCGCGGCGCGTCATTCGCGTTCACTCTGGACGTTCGCTCAGACGAGCAGTGGACCAAGGACGACGACGGGCCGATTCGCCAGATTCGGGAAGTGCGGAATCTTTATGACGTTTCCGTAGTTCTGACCCCGGCGTACCCGTCAAGCAGCGTTGCCGTCGCCATGCGTTCATACGAGGCGTGGCTGGCCGAGCAGACGCAGGAGCCGGCAGCCCAGGTGGCCTGTTCGCGTTCGGCCCTGCGGGGCGTCGCCGCCGCCTGGGCTGCCATCCTGCGAACCAAGCATGTCTGACCGACCACGCTGTCAATGCGGCGAACAGCTGCGGACACGATCGAGCCGCGCGTGCGGCGACGAGCGGCAGCGGTATCTACGCTGCCCACGGTGCGGCGCTCGCGCGGTGGCGTTTGTGAAAACAACACATTCTCAAATTCGCTACTGCAAGGCTCCACGGTCGTAATGCGATTGTGAACTCCACGGCAATCACGCCCTGGAGAAATCACGCATGGACCGCCTTAGCACGCTCCGCAACGAGGCCGCCGAGGTTGCGACCCGCATCGAGGCGCTGACCGCTCTCGACTCCGACAACAAGTCCGACATCGACGCCCGGAACCTCGAGCTCTCGGGGCTGACCGACAAGGCCAAGTCGCTGTCGTCGCAGATCGACTTTGAGGCGAAGGTCGCCGAGTCGGTTGCCAACCTCCGCAGTGTCGCCGAGCGTTGCAGCCCGGCCCCCGAGGTGCGTGCCGAGCAGCCGAAGGCCCGGATCGAGGCGGTGCGTGACGGTCGGACGCTGAAGGCGTTCCGCTCGCACGAGGACGCCTACCGCGTCGGCAAGTGGCTCCAGGCCACCTACGCGGGAGACGCCGAGGCGAAGCGGTGGTGCCATGACCACGGGGTCGAGGCCCGCACGATGGTCGGTGGCGTCAACTCGGCCGGCGGTTTCGCCGTGCCCGAGGAGATGTCTGCCACCATCATTCGCAACGTCGAGACGTACGGCGTGGCTCCGACGGCCCTGCAGAACTTCAACATGTCTTCGGACGTGTTGTCGATCCCGAAGCGGATCAGCGGCGTGTCAGGCGCGTGGATGGGCGAGAACGCCGAGTTTTCCTACAGCGACATGACCGGCACGCAGGTGCAGCTCGTGGCGCAGAAGTTCGGCGTGGCGACCAAGGTCAGCAACGAGCTCTTCGCCGACGGCGTGGGCGTTGCGGACCTGATCGCCACCGAGCACTCGCTCGCCATCGCCAAGGCCCTGGACGAAGCGGTCTTCATCGGTGACGGCACCTCGACCTACGGCGGCCACTACGGCGTGACGGTCAAGCTGACCGACGCGGCCTACTCGGCCTCGCTCGTCACGGCTGCCACCAACAACGGTGCCTTCGAGACGCTCGACAAGGAAGACTTCCTTGCGGTCATGGCGAAGTGTCCGCGCTACGCCCTGCCCGGCGCTCGGTGGTACATCTCGCCGGCTGGCTACCACGCCTCGATGCAGCGGCTGGACTTGGCCCAAGGTGGCAGCGTGAGCGTCGCTCAGGGTTTCGGCCTGACGTTCATGGGCTACCCGGTTGTGCTCGTTCACCCGATGAACAGCACCCTCGGCACGGACGTGTCGAAGGTGAAGGTGCTCTTCGGTGACCTCGCCATGGCCGGTGCCCTTGGTCTTCGCCAGGGCTACCAGCTGCGGGTGAGCCAGGAGCGGTTTGTGGAGCTCGACCAGACGCTCGTCTCGGGCGTCGTGCGGGCCACCGCGAACTTCCACAGCCTGGGATCGACGACCGAGGTTGGTCCGGTGGTTGCCCTCCGTACGCACTCGGCGAACTCTTGACCCTCTGACCCTCGAGGAGAATCTCTGACATGATTTCTGTAGCAGCGACCAAGAGCGTCGTCAGCGGCAAGAACGCGGTCTTTACCTCGTCCCAGACCAACACCTTGACCCTCGACACCCTCGGCTACGATTACGCCAGCATCGACGTGATCTACGGCCCTGTGGCGAGCACCTCGAGCGTGGCCCAGACGCTGACGCTCAAGCAGGGCGATGCGTCGAACGCCGTCACCGAGAACGTGACCGGGTTCACGGGCGACATGAAGCCGGCGGCCTACGCCGGCCAGACGGTGTCCACGACCATGACCATCAGCCGCCTTGAGGTGGACTGCCGTGGCAAGAAGCGTTACCTGGCCGTCGCAACGTCGCCAAACACCGACGCGGTGATCGTGATCGCGGCCCGGCTGTCGCGGGCCGAAGAGGCCCCGTACAACGCCGCCACGAAGGGCGTGTCGGTCAACACGGCCGGCTGACGCTTGACGCTCTGAGCACACTGGACGGCTGGCAGGGCACAACGCTCTGCCAGCCGTTTTCTTTTGGGTCACGCACATGCTCGTCAAGGTCGGCGGTTCGCAGGTTGACGTTCGGGTCGAGGCTGTGTTCTCGATGCCTCGGCTGGGGTTCAACGACAACTTCTTTACCTGGGCCCAGGCACTCATGCCGTTGGGCATCCGGCCCACGAAAGTTACCGGAGCGTTCTGGGATCAGTGCATGGAGCGTGTGTTCGAGCAGTTCGTGGACAAGTGCGAGTATCTGCTCACGATCGACTACGACACGTTCTTCACCAAGGAAGACGTGGAGCACCTGTTCGCCTTGGCGATGACCTTCCAATGCGACGCCCTTACCGGGCTGCAGACCAAACGTGAAGACGGCAGGCCCATGCTCACGCTCAAGGGCACGTTGCTCAAGCCGCCCCAGGATGGCCAGACGACGCTGCCGATGTCGTGGTTTGCCGAGCCCGTGCAGGAAGTGGACAGCGCCCACTTCGGCTGCACGATCATCTCCACGGCGGCCCTCAAGCGAACCAAGAAACCGTGGTTTCGCTCTGAGCCGGCACCGGACGGCTCGTGGAACGACGGCAGATTAGATGCGGACATATATGCCTGGAAGAACTTCCGAGACAGCGGCAACAAGGTTTACGTCACGCCCCGTGTGGTCTTGGGCCACGGCGAGTACGTGGTGACCTGGCCAGGCCAGAACTTCACGAAGCCCGTGTTCCAGTACAGCACCGACTTCTGCAACACGCTGAAACGCCCCGAAACTGCATGGAGTGTGCCCCAGGAATGAAAATAAGAATGACCCAAAGCTACCGCGTATACCGACGCGGCCAGGTGTTGCCTGACGTGCCTGATGGCATGGCGAACGACTGGATCAGACGCGGCCTGGCTATCGAAGAGACGCAGCAGGAAATAGAGACGGCGGCCCTGGAGCCGGTGGTCGAGCGGGCCGACGCCACCTTCAAGCGAAAGCGTAAGCCGTGAAGTACCGCAGCCTCTCTGTCGCCACTGCCCCGGTCGCCGAGCCCGTGACGCTCGCGGAGGCGAAGGCGCACTGCCGCGTGGACACGAGCACGGACGACACCTACATCGGCACGCTCATCACGGCTGCCCGTGAGTGGGTGGAGGAGTATCTTGACCGGGCAATCGTCCACCAGCGTCTCACGATGCGTCTGGACGCCTTCCCGTACGAGATCGAGCTACCACGCCCGCCGATGGCTACGGCCGGCACAACGACGGCTGTGGTGGTCACGTACACGCTGGGCGACGATTCCACCACGACGCTGCCCGAGGCGAACTACCGGGTGGACCGCAACAGCACGCCCGGCGTGGTGAGGCAGCTGCGGAGCGGGACGTGGCCAGCGAATTTGGACGACTACAACGCCGTCACGGTCACGTGGTGGGCCGGCTACGGTGCCAGCGGCTCGAGCGTCCCCGTGGCGATCCGGCACGCCATCCTCATGCTGGTGAGCCATTGGTATGAAGCCCGTGGCGCGACCGTGTCAACGGGTGCCGTGCCGCAGGACGTTCCTTTCGGAGTTGAGTCGCTTCTCGACTCAATGCGGTGGGGATCGTACCGATGATTGACGCCGGCAAGATGCGGGAGCGTGTCACCGTCGAGGTAGCCAGCGGCACGACAAACTCGCTCGGCGAGACGGTGCTGAGCTGGGCGACCACCTCGGCCGTGTGGGCCAGCGTGGAGGGCGTGTCGGCTCGGGAAGCGTTGGATGCTGGGCAGCAGGAAGTGACGATCACGCACCGGGTGCGGCTGCGGTACTTGCCAGGGCTCAATCAGAACATGCGGCTGGCGTGGCGCAACCGCACGCTGAACATCGTCAGCCTGCTCGAGTACGGCAACCGCACCGAGCACGTTGCCATCTGCGAGGAGCAGGTCTGATGGCAGGAGGCATCGACATCAGCGTGGAGTTCCCGGAGCTAAAGCAGCTCAAGCAGGCGTACGAACTGCTGCCCCGCAACATCGCAGCCAAGCACATGGGTGCGGCGCTAAACAAAACAATCGAGCCGGCGTTTCGGTTGCTCAAGACACTTACGCCGCGCGGCCCGACCGGCAACCTAAAAAGGGCAATCGCCAAAAAGGTAAAGCGGTACACGGGCAGCCCTAAATCACGCAACCCAGCCAAAAGCCCCGGCGCTGCGGTTGCACTGGCTGGCTACGTCGCGCCGCCACGCAAGCGGTCAGAAGATTTGGGCAAAAATCAAAAGGGCTCGCACGGCGGATTTCTTGAGTTTGGCACCAAGCAGCGTCGCACAAAATCAAACATTGCATCGAGCTTCAAGAGAACCGGCAAAATCAAAGCGATTGTGTCGGGCCGGTCTGGCAAAGTCGTCAGCAACCCAAAGCCGCCCAAGGGATTTATCCGAGTGGTTCGCAAGGGCGACGGCGACACCGTTGACCTGGGCAGCTTTCCGATTGGCGGCAAGGGCGGCGTTCCTCCCGTGCGGACGGCGTACGAACGCAGCCTGCCAGCCATGAAATCAGTCCTGGCTAAGCAAATGACCGTATCTCTGAACAACGCTTTGAAAGAGATGGCCAGCCCGTTTGGTAAGGGGAGGAAGTGATGCCTCTCAAATCCCCCGAAGCCGTTCTGCGTACCGCCCTCGTCGGCAGCACCAACGTCACCACCCTCGTGGGCCTGCGGATCTACCCGGTGCTGGCCCCGGCGACAGCCACGCTGCCGTTCGTAACCTGGCGTCGAACGGGCATCGAGCGTGCCCAGACTCTCGGGCGTCCGGCCGGGATGCCACGGGTGACAGTCGAGTACGGCATCTACGGTACGACCTACGAACAAGCCCGGGACGTGGCCGACCGGATGCGGGTGATTCTGGATGGCTACGGCGGAACCGTGGACAATACAACGGTCAACCAGACGAGCCTGGAAAACGAGTCTGACGACTTCGTGACGCTGGCTGGGGCCGACCTCCCGCCGGTGTACCAGGTGACGCAGACCTACGACGTGTGGTGGCAGGAGAGCTGACGCATGCCGATTACGCCCCATGATTCAACTGGCACGACGTTCGCCTTTGGTGGCACGACGTTTACCGTCACCAGCATCACGTACTCGATCAGCGACCAGGCGGCGGCCGATCAGATCGACGTATCGCACCTGGGGCAGACGACCGGGGCAACCGTTCTCACGCTTGCCCGGCCGCTCAAGGGCTCAGCAGGCGACACTGGCAAGGAAGTCACGATTGAGTATCTGCCAACGGCCGGCGGCCCAATTGCTCAGGGGGTCAGCGGCACGCTGACCATCACAGGCGGCGTTGCCCTTAGCGTAAACGCAACGTGTGCGAGCTCGAGCGTCACGCTCACGGTCAACGACGCCGTTCGGGGCTCGGCCTCTTTCCAGGTGGCATAGCCGCCACGGGAGGCCCCAGTGGCGAGCTACAGCACGAACGTCGCCGTCAGCTGGGGCGGCGTGCCGTTTACGGAAGTCGTGGGCCTCGATTGGCAGTACGCCGGCGGCCCATCGAAAGGCCGTAGCGTCGTATGGACTGACGAAGCCGGCAGCGTCACCGTAACGACGTTGGCAGGCGCTAACACAAGCTCGTCCGAGTACGGTCTAAGAAAAACTCTGGCCATCAGCGGCGGCGGCCAATCATTGACACTCAATGCAGTATGGGAGTCGCTGAGCGTGGCTAACGAAGTGAACGGAGTCACCCGGTTCACGGTCACGTTTAAACTCTTGGACAACTGACATGGGACTGAAAGAACAAATTAAGTCAGCCAACGTTCGCAAGCCGCTCAAGGTTCACGTCAAGGATTGGAATCTTGATGTGTACGTTCGCGTAATGAGCGTCGGCGAGCGGGATGATTGGGAGCTTTCCTGGATCGACATTCGCAACAAGGGCATGGAGAAGTTTCACAACTTCCGGGCCTTCTACCTGGTGCGAACGCTGTGCGACGAGCATGGTGTGCGGATCTGGACCGACAGCGAGATGAGCGAAGTGGCCGAGCTCGACGGGGCAGTCATGGGCGAGCTTTTCGATGTGGCCCAGAAGCACAACAAAATCACGGAGGCGGACGTAGTCGAACTAGCCGGCGAGCTTTAGCCTGCGACCGTCTCGGCGATTCCTGTTCATGCTGGCCAGTCATCTCCGCATGACTGTAGGCGAGCTTGAGCAGCGAATGGACAGCAGAGAGCTAAGCGAATGGCTAGCGTTTGCACGGTATTTCCAGCCGCTCGACAACAGCTGGGCACAGACTGGAATCCTAGCCAGCGTTGCGCTAGCGCCTCACACAAGGCGTGGTCGTTGCCCGTCGCCAAACGAGTTCATTCCAGTGGAAAAGCCGCCGCAACACAAATTGCAAATGCAGTCAGTTCTGGAACAAATGACGCGAGATTTGAAGGGCACATGATATGAGCACGGCACTTGGCCTCGCCATGCAGATCAGCGCGAACACGGCCCAATTGGCTACTGCTCTAGCCGACGTGAACAAGCGGCTGGACTCGCTTGGAGACGCTGGCAAAAAAGCGTCCAGCGATTTAAGCACTCTTAAGAACATTGAGATCGGCAAACTTGCGTTAGGCGGACTTCAAGCGGCGACGACTGCGTTTCTAAGTCTTGGTAAGGCCGTAACTGGCACCGTTGTCTCTTTGGCCGAGTTTGGCAAAAGCGTTGCCGATCAATTGGACCAACTATTCGACGTGTCGCAACGAACAGGAGTCAACGTCGAAGCGTTGCAGGCCTACGGGTTTGCTGCAAAGCTGGCCGGAACGGAACTAGAAACCTTTGCTAAATCAATTCAAAAACTGACAATTAACTTAGGCAGTGCCAGAGTGGACGAAAAAGCGCAGGAAAGTTTTACGAAACTAGGCCTTGTCTTTGATGACCTAATTCAAAAAACCCCCACGGAACAGTTCGAGGCTGTTGCTGATGCTATTTCCAAAATTACTGATCCGGCTGAGCGTGCCGCTGCCGCCGTTTCTGTGTTTGGTAAAGGCGGCATCGAACTGGGGCCATTGTTTTCGGAAGGGCCCGGAGCGCTAACAAAAATGCGCGAGGAAGCGGAAAAACTTGGACTCGTAGTTAGCGAAGACGCAATCAAATCAATCGGCAACATGAATGACGCATTTGACAAAGTGTTCGCAACTATCAAAGCGTTGACAGGACAAATTGTCGGGGAGCTAGCCGGGCCAATAGCACAGATTGCCAACGATTTGCTTGGACTCGTGCAAGCCGCCGGCCCGCAACAAATCGCGCAAAACATTGCTTCTGGCCTTTTGGATTTTATTCAGCTGGCCGGCAATGCGTTTTTCAATTTGGCGTCGTTCATTGAGCAATTCATCAAAAAGTTTGCGCCTATTCTTGGAATCGACATTCGCAGTGAGGCAGAGAAAGAGCTGCAGGCCCTAAGGGAAACTCAAGCCAGGGCGGCAACAGGTGGAGTTGTTGGCTCGGGTGGCATGGGTGGCGTCGGTCTGCCACAAACACGGGCGCAAGGGCTCACGCCAGAACAGTTGGCCCGGATTGCCGAGCTTGAGGCCCAGGTGTCAGCCCAGGCATCGCAAGGCGTGCTCAACAAATTTCAGGCTAATTTTAATGCTGCAATCGACACGGCATCAAAGTCACTTGAGACGCGACTGAAAGACAGCGCTACGAAGACTGAGCCGAACGCCGCCGAAACAGAAACGGTTCGTCAACTGCAGCAAATCAACCGCAATGGACAGATTGGCACCGTGGACATTCTCAACTAGCCATGGCTGTCATCAACTACCGCGAAGTGCTGCCCCGCACGTTCTCGCACAAGTTTGGCGAGGCTCCGACTGCCGAGCGCAAGTTCGTCGCCACCGTGGACGGGGCCACGCCTACGCAGCAGGTGCTCAACGCCATCGGCATTTTCCATGGCAGTGTGCACCCGGAGTACACGTACCTTCGCTGCCTCAATGGCTCGTTCACAGAGCCTGACCAGTTTCACGTAGAGGCGACGTACTCGTACGACTTGCCGAACGTCGGCTCTGCGGAACTCGATCCGAACCCACTGGCACGCCCGGATGTGTGGTCGTTCTCAACGGGCGGTGCCCAGGTGCCGGCACTGACGTACTACCACGGCGGCGGGAATGGCGACGTGCGACCGCTGGTGAACGGGGCCGGCGATTTCTTTGAGGGGCTGACTACGCTCGAGGCCGAGGTGCGTGCCACGATCGCATGGAACCGCGCTCAGTTCCCGGCCGCATTGGCGGCTGCAGTCACTAACGGCATCAATGGCTCGCCGTACCTTTGGGGCGACGCGCACACGTGGCAGTGTTCGGGCATTTCGTCCCAGAGGCAGTACGAAGTCGTGAACGACTCAGAGATCGGCTACTGGAGCGGCACGACGGAGCTTGTGTACCGGGCGGGCGGATGGAACCTGCAACTTCCGCACGTCGGCTTTCACTACGTAAGCGGCACTGGCGGGCAAAAATTCCAGGTGTACGCCAGAAACAAGGACACGGGGGAGGACGAGGCGGCATCAACGCCGCAGCCACTCAACCAAGACGGCACGCTGAAATACGTGGGCGGCACGTCAGGCCCGCCGGACATCCTTGAGCGTCGCATCTACAGAGAAGTGAATTTCGCCACCTACTTCGGCACACCGCCATCGTGAGGATTCCATGCCAGACGTGAACTATTCCATCAACGGCCAAGTCACCAAGGGCGCTCTGTCGCAATCCTTCGCCGCCTCTGGCGTCACCGCCGACATGGCTACCGCTGGCGTCCTGAGCGTCACGCTGAACCTCGGCACGGCCACGACGCAAGTCTCGACTGCCACACTGGGCTCGCTCGGCGTGTGCTTTGCCAGGTCGCTGGCGACGACGACGACACACACCGTGTCGTTCGGCCGGCTCGACGGCACGGCGCTCTACGAGACGGTGCGGCTCAAGGCCGGCGAGGCTGCCGTGCTGCGGCTCGCAGCTGGCGACTACGCAGCCAAGGCCGCCGTGGCTGGCACGAGGCTGGTGCTGACCGTCTACGAGGACTGACCGTGGCAAAGAGGCCAGACGGCAAGGCCGCACGAACGGAGCGTGTCACGTTCACGCGGCCGGCGGCTGACCGTATCGCCAAGGTGGTGCGGATCGTCGAGGCTGGCGACCGGGACGGGGCCGGGCTTCACTTTGGGGTGCGGCAAACCGGCAAGACCGACAAGCAAATCCGCATCTGCACCTTCACGGGTTCGTGGTCGATCGGCTCGTCAAACACCGTCACGTTCAAGTATCAAACCACCACGCCCAACACCGTCAGCGCCACCAATCTATTTTGGCCGCTTGATGAGAACGACTCGAGCGAGCGTGACTGCTCAATTGGAAAGGACGGCACGGCGTGGTTCCTTTTGGTGCCGCAGTTGTTCCGTGGCGATTTCTTTACGGCGGCCACGACGACGCAATGCGGCATTCAATTCAAGACATTGCCGGGTATTGCGCTGGCAACCCAATCGACCAGCACTTTCACAATGCAGGTGCAGACCGTGGAAGTCTTTACGATGGCCACGCTGACAACGGAGGCTGTTGAATTTACTCGCCGGCGAGTCGGCGTGCTGTGCGACGACACTGCATCCACTGTGCAACTCACTATCACGACTTGCGCGACGGCAACGGCGTCATGAGTCCACTGACGATACAGGACGGTAAACTCGTTGTGCGCGACGGCAAGTTAGGCGCGGAGCAGGCGTGTTGCTGCTGCCCGGCGTGCAGTCGATGCACGCACCTTGCCAACAATGGCAACGAGTGCCCGACGTCTGGCGTGGACTGGACCGTGACTCTGGGTGGGTATGCGCCACAAACGCTCGCCCTGAATTCCGACGATTATGAAAACACCGGAATAGTAATTCCGCTGGAAGACATTCCGGAACTTCCCGAGCTGCCGAACACGTCCGGCGAATGGATTGACGCGAAGCTGTCCGCGCTTATTTCTGACGTTCCCAGGCTGGGCGACAGTTGCGGATGCGAATCCTGCCTGTACGTTATCGGTTTCCGGGCGGAGTTTGGTTTCGACAACGACGGCTTCTTGTTGTATGGCCGGTCGCTCACGGCCGACAAATCGCTCAACGGATGCTCGGACGACGGCTCGGCAATTACATTTTCCCCAAACGCCGACTGGGCGTTTGTGGACGGGGGCCCGATCGGCTACGAGCTTGAGACGAACGCGCAGGACGTGCTTGACTGGCTCAACGGGCTCGGGCTTACCTTGTCTATGCAGATCGACCCGTGCGAGTGCGGCGCATGCTGCGAGGAAGGCGGCCAGGGCGTCATCTGTTCGGACAACGTCGCCGAGGGTGCCTGCCCTGGAGACTGGCAGGGCGTGGACACGCTCTGCGAGGACGTGACCTGCGGCGGCACCTGCTGCGATGCTGCAACGGGGAATTGCACCTACACGCTAGAAGAGCAGTGCGCCGGCACATGGACGGCCGGCGGCGAGTGTGATCCCAACCCATGCCCGCAGCCGCCCGAGGGTGCGTGCTGCGACGGCGAGGGCAACTGCACGCAGACGATCGAGGCGGACTGCTCCGGCCTGTGGAGCGAGGGCGTCGAGTGCGACCCGAACCCGTGCCCGCAGCCGCCGACGGGAGCCTGCTGCCAGGACGGCAACTGCACGGAGACGACCGAGGCGGACTGTGCCGGTGCATGGCTGGAGGGCGTGGACTGCGATCCGAATCCATGCACGCTGGAAATCTGTTGTGAGTATACAGACGGCGATTTGACGTTTTCATTCGGCCCAGTTCGTGCCGACGAGTGTGCAGCAGACTTCGGGGGTTTTGTGCAGGTCTGGCAAGCCGGAGGTGAAACAGAATGTCCACCGACCAACCCGTAACGCTACTCCGTCTGCGAGCCACGGCCGTCGCGGTCCGCGAGCAACGCCAGCCGGGCTACGCCGCTGCGATCAAGGCCGTGGCTGCGAGCCACGACGAGTCCCACTATTACCTGACCCGCGAGCAGTTCATCGCGGTCGAGAAACAATTCCCGCAGCCGAGGACGACTCGGCCGGCACCACGCCGAAAGCGGTTTGCCCTCGGTGACGCTGTCGAGCGGACGCTGTCGGCCGTCGGGATCACAAAAGAGCTCGTGCAAAAGATCACGCGCAAGCCCTGCGGCTGCCCGGCCCGACAGAAATGGTTGAACCAGTGGGGCTACAAGCAGCAGGAGCGGATCGAGCAGGCCGTGAACAAAGCCGCCAAGTGGTACGGCATCACTTGACACGCCGGCAACGATAACGGGCGAAAGGGAAGCCCGTGCCGCGCGACCACACATTCACGCTCAGCGGCGACGAGCGGTGGCTCATCCGCTGGACTGAGCTCAAGGGCCAGGCGTACGGCATCACGTACACGAGGAAGGCCAAGCATCCTCGGATCGTGCTGCATGACGGCATGAGGGGCAAGCATCGGCTGACAGTGCTCATCCACGAGTTGCTACACGCGATCTTCCCGCAGGCCAGCGAGGAAGTGATCGAGCAGGCCGGCAAAGACTTGGCCCGTGTCTTGTGGACGCTCTACGACGTGACGCCCAAGGAGGAGTGATGGCTGACCCGATCACGGCAATGGCTCGCCGGCTCGCCCAGGCGCACCCTGACGCGCCGGCACGCACGCTCGCACGGCGTCTGGTCGCAGAGGCGAACGGGGCGATCACACTGGAGCAGGCCCGCAAACGCATCAGCCGGCAGTTCGGCGTGCACGGTAACAAGCACCGCACCAGGATGAAGCCGGCAACACGGCGTCCCCAGCGACAGGCCGGCGTCACTTACTCGATGCCGCCCAGCCACGCCGAGCCGTGGACGCCGCACGTCATGCGAGTCACCGGCCCGGTCGGCATCATCTCCGACGTGCATGTGCCGTATCACTCCGAAGTCGCCGTCGCTGCGGCGATTGAGTTTCTCAAGGGGCAGTCGCTCTCTGCCTTGCTACTGAATGGCGACATCGCCGATTTCTATGCAATCAGCCGCTACATGAAAGACCCGAAGCAGCGGGACTTCAAGGGCGAACTCGTCGCCGTGCGAGACTTCCTGGCGTGGGTTCGACAGACGTTTCCTGGCATTCCGGTCGTCTACAAGAGCGGCAACCATGAGGAGCGGTGGCGGCACTGGCTCTTCCAGCACGGCCCCGAGATCAGCGACGACCCTCGCATGTCGCTCGGCGCGTGGCTCGACCTCGACAAGCACGACATCACGCTGGTCGAGGACATGCGGCCCGTGATGCTCGGCAAACTTCCCGTGCTCCACGGTCACGAGTTGCCGAAGGGCATGGCGGCTCCAGTCAGCGTGGCTCGAGGTGCGTTCCTACGCACGCTCTCGACAGTGCTGGTAGGACACTCGCACCGGACCAGCAACCACGCCGAGAGCGACATGTGGCACCGAGAGACTGGCTGCTGGTCAACGGGATGCTTGTGCGACCTGCGACCCGAGTACGCCCGCATCAATCGCTGGAACTGGGGCTTTGCCGTAGCGACGGTTCACGAGCGTGGAGCGTTCGATGTCCACAACTATCGGGTGATGGGTGACGGTACGGTGAGATCAGCATGAAAGGACAACCATGACAGTGCAGACAGTAGAAGAAGCGAACGCCGCGCTGCGGCAAGCGATAGAACAGCGCATGAAGGCTGTCGCCTCTGGGCGATCAAGGATGGACGCCACGCCGGCCGACGATCCAAAGGTCATCGGCTACAAGCTCGACCAGGGCGACCCGGAGCCGGGCGAGACGTACGCGGAGTGGACGCCGCCTGGGTTTGCGGCGACTCGTGCCGAGCAGGCTCTGCACGGTGCTATCGCTGCCGTGCGTGACCGGCACGGGAAGTACGGGCCACCTACCGAACACTTCGCCCGCACGGCGGCTCTGGTCAACGCCGCCTTCAACACGTCGTTCACGGCGGCCGACTGGGCGCTCGTGATGGTGCTGGACAAAATCGCCCGGCAGCGCGGCCCCGGTGCCACCGACGATGCGGCCATCGACATCGCGGGCTACGCCGCCTGCCACCAAGAGTGTCGGCAGAGCCAATGATCCGGGCCATGCGTTGAGCGTGCTGGCAGGGTCATCCTTTCCCCTGCCGGCCGCTCCGCATGTGCCGGGTCACGCCGCCGGCCCGTCGAGATCCAGGGGCGGGAGGTAGTCCAGGGCTGTCTTCGGACTCGTGATCCTGGGATCTAGGTAGTGCTGCCTCGTCATCTCCGGGCTGGCATGCCCCAAGTGCTCGGTCGCATCGCCGCCGCCGAGGGCGACGTATGAGGCCGACGCTTTCCGCATCTTGTGGAAACCCGTGCCGCGAACGCCGGCCCGTTTGCAGAGCAGCTTGAGGCTGGGCCAGAGCGAATGGTGGGCTCGGTCCCATCGCCACACCAAAGCATCCGGCTCGCCGGCGAACCGGCGCAGCATGCCTGCCAGGTCCGGCGTGATCGCTCGCTGGATGTCGGCTGACCGGCCCTTCCTTGTCTCAGCCCGGAACAGCAGCGTCCGGTTGTCGAGGTCCACGTCTTGCCAGCGGAGCTCGAGCAGGGCACCGATACGTTCTCCTGAGCACCACGCTGCGTAGAGCAGCGTCGGCCACCACCAGGCCGCCGGTTTGCCGTCAATGTGCCCGATGCGGTTCCGGGCCGTGCGGATAAGCCTGGCCACCTCGTCTGCCGTATACGCCTGCGGGGCGTGGCGGATCTTCCGGGTACGTGGCAGCGACAGGAATTCCACGTCGCGCCCGTCAGAACGCTTCAGACGCTTCTTGGCGGCCCAGTTGGCCAAAGCCGTGAGTTGGCTCTTGTCTTTGGACACCGAGGCCGCAGACGGCTTCCTGCCGCGTCTGGGCGTGGATGCTCGCCACCGCAGGAAGCCAGCCACCACCAGGTCGTCGATGTCGTCGAGCGTCGGCTCGTGGCCGAGGTGCTCGGCAAACCGGTCCAGCGTGTGGCCGTACAGCACGACCGTGCGGTCGGTGAGGTTTTGCAAAATCGAATACTTCGTCAGAATCTCTCGCAGCGTCATCGATCAACCTCCACAGGGCGGACAGGAGCCAGTGTACATATGTGTACAAGATCGCAAGCCCCGCCCTCTCCGCTTGAAATCTGCCCGGCACCTCGACTGTATGGGGTGCCGGGACGCGAAGGCAACGAACCGACCAAAACCTGTGAGGACTGGAAATCCTGCGCCGGCGGTCGTTTGACTGTTGCAAAGCGGCAACTACGATTGAGGCATGATCGCCGTGTCCATCCAAGACGACTGGATTTCCGTAGCCAAGGCCGCCAAGCTGGCCGGCTGCTCCCAACAGTTCATCCGGCGGGATCTGCTCGAGCACATCCCCAAGGACGACAAGGGTGCCCCCACGTCGCACAGGACGGCCGGGGGCAGGCTGGAGGGCTGGCTGGTCAACGGCAGGGCCTGGCTCGTCTCCAGGGCGTCCGTAGAGGCCCTACGGGGCAGCCTGACCAGCCGGGCCGCCGGACACCGGTCAGCCGCCAAGGCGTCCACGGGCCGGAAAAAGGCCGCCAAGCGGAAGAAATCCCGCTAAATCCCCGGAAAACGGGGCTCCCCAAAAATCTTTCTCAAGCCCCCTTGTGCGTAGTTGCGATACTGCTACTATGTGGGTGTCAGGCGTTTGTGACCTGACGCAACGCCAACCGGGAGACGAACGATGAAGACCGCAATCAAGACCACCAAGACGCTCGCGACCGCCCGCAAGTTTGTCGCCGCCGCCCGCTCGGCAGGCTGGCGGATCAGCAGCCGCGAGAACGTCGTGACGATCACTAAGGGATTCACGGCACACAGCCGCGAGCAGTTCGTGCAGCTCGACGGCGAGTACTACGGCATCCTTTCGATCCTGCCGTGGAAGGGCAGCATGTGGGGCACCGACGGCTCGGGCGTCGGCGGCTACTCCGCGATGCTGCACGGCGTCTTTACGATGAACGTGTCGGGAGTCGCTGATCGGATGATCGACGCGATCTACGCCGCGTGGGACGAGGTGCTCGACGAGACGACCGGCGAGACGATGACCTACTGACCAACCACCCTGGCCCGTCGGCAATCGGGCCGACGGGCAACTCCACCACGAACAAAAGGACGACGCCGTGACCACCACCTACCGCATCAAGAAGATCGCCGACCCTCGCAGCCGTGGCGTCTGCTACTGGTTTGAGATCCTGGCCCAGCGTGGCGAGGACCGCTGGAGCGTCGCCACCTACGACACACGGGAAGAGGCCAAGACGGCGCTCGCCCAGATCCGGGCGGCAACCGCCGCCGCTGTTTGATTTCACTTTAGGCAAGGAGGCCCAACCCATGACCACCGACCTCTGGCTCGAGCTCGCCACCGTGCTGCTCAAGATCGTAACCACGTTGCTGACCCGTTGACAGAAGTTGCGATACCGCTACCCTACGTTGCGATACCGCCACCCAATGCTCGGCACCTTTGGCCCACTGGTGTACGCCGTTTCAAGTCCCCTCATTTTGACGATCCGCCCCCTTGACGACGCACTGTTCGTGCGTACATTCCCGCAACCCAACACGAAAGGAATCGACATGGACACGACTCATCCCGGTGACGCCGAAGCCGCAGCTGCGGCAACCCATCTCCACGAGCAGACGCTGCGGCCAATCTCGACCGGTGCCCACTACGTCGGCGGTCGCCTCGTTGCGGTCTACAGCGTGGGCGACGCCGTGATGTACCGAGCCATGGACGGCGTGAGCCGCATGGGCCGCATCGTGGAGGCGGCGAACGACGACCTGTACGTCATCGACTCCGACGACGGCCACCGGCGCGTCGTCCATGCCGAAGCGATCTACCCGTTTTGAGGACCGGCACCCAGCGGAGCTCGATGCCGGAAGGAGCCCGGTGGAACCGGGGCAGCACGGACGCACGAACCACCCGCCGAGCAGGACGCCAGGCGGGATTTTCCAGATTCCAGAAACACGAAAGGACTTAGCGATGAGCAAGAACAAAAAGCCAAAGATCAGTCAAGTGTTCGATCGCGCACTGATACCGGCTGACTACGTGAGGAATACAAAAAACCAAGATCGTGGCTATGTGTTTGCCAACTACGTCGGCAAGGAGATTCACGCTGGTCGCGCAACGGCGATTCTGTTTGGCGGCGACCCTGAGACTGGCAGCGGTCACGGAGGTGCTTTCTATGTGCACCCCGATCACATGCAGCGGCTTCAGCGCGAGTGGGACAGCAGGGGAAGCAACGAACGGCAGGAAGGCAACTGTGAAAGCCACAGCATCGTCGGCAGCAAGCCTGTGTTTTCTGGCGTAATCGACGCCAGGCACGCCGAGCGCGTGTGCGAGTCGCTGGCGTCAATCGACACCACGCTGGACGAGATCTACCGCGTGCTCGAGCGGCTGACCACCGCCGTCGAGAGCGTGGCTACTCAGCCGAGAGCCGAGGAGCATCTGCGGCGTGAAATCCACGCTGCCTGCGACAGCGCGAACGGATTCCACAACTGACACCACTTCACGAAAGGACTCGGCGATGACCACGGAAATCAGCACAAACACGACGCCCGCGAGGGGGCTGGCCCTCGCCTCGTTCGACGATGCCATGCGGTTTGCCAAGCTGGTCGCGGGCAGCGACTTCGCGCCCAAAGATTTCCGTGGCAAGCCCGAGGCGTGCATGCTGGCCGTCCAGCACGGCAGCGAAGTCGGCTTGTCGCCGATGCAGTCGCTGCAGTCGATCGCCGTCATTAACGGCAGGCCGACGATTTGGGGAGACGCCGCTCTGGCCCTAGTGCAGAGCAGCCCCGTCTGCGAGTACGTCCGCGAGTACACCGAAGGCGAGGGCGACGGCTTGGTGGCCGTCTGCGAGGCCAAGCGACGCGGCTACCCGGCTCCCACGGTCGTGCGGTTCAGCATGGCCGATGCCAAGCGTGCGGGCCTCGCCGGCAAGTCTGGCCCGTGGGCTTCCTACCCTTCTCGAATGTGCGCCCTACGGGCCCGTGGCTTCGCCCTACGCAATGCGTTTGCAGACGCTCTGCGTGGGCTGATCACGGCCGAGGAAGCCCAGGACTACCCCACGGCCGTCGTGCCGTCAGAGCCCGTCAGCGAGCCCGTGGCGGCCCCGGCTAGCCAGCCGGCCAAGGCGACTGCCGAGGACATGCGAAAGGCCAGGCACCACGTTCAGACGGCCACGGCCGGGCAACTCGAGCGGATGCAGGGCATCGTCGAGACGAGGCTGCGGGCCGGCTTCTACACGCCAGCCCAGGCCGACGAGCTCTTCAACCTCATCAACGGCAAGCTCGACATCCTGTCGGCCGAGCCCGAGGACCGAGGCCAGGAGTTCGCCCACGAGGCCGCCGAGCACGAGGTGCAGGCATGAGCCTTGACGCACACGCCGTTGAGATGCAGCTGCGGGACTACTACCGCGTGCCCGAAGAGTTGGTCGTCCGGTGCGGCGATGCACTGCGCCAGAGCATCCTGCTCAAGCGTCAGTGCGAGCGGCTCGAGGAACGCATCGCTGCATTGGAGAAGCATGTGCCACCCGAGATCGCACACCCGCCGCAGCCAGAACCGCAGTATCTGCGTCGCAGTAAGTGGGAGTGATGACATGGCCTGGCACGACACGTGGGCGTCAATGAAGAAACAGCCCCAGCCGCAGGGGCAAACCCGGTCTACGGGAGCGGCCCCGAAGCGGGCGACGGGCAAATCCACCGCAGCCGCTGCCCGAGTAACTCCACGGGTGAGGCGGTCGCGCCCGGCGTAACCGGGCAAATACACACGGAGGTGAACGATGCCAGCACGACAACGAGTGGACGTTGACCGCGTCAAGCAGCTGCTCGCTCAAGGACTGATGCAGAAGACGGTGGCGCTGCGACTCGGGATCTCGAACCAAGTCGTCTGCCAGATCGCTAAGGGCAAGTATCTGCAGCCACGGGAGGCCGTGGCATGAGCGACTACTTTTCCGCGAGCGTTGAGCACCTCCCGCTCTTTCGCCGCACCGATCCGGTCACGTCGCAGATCGCGGGCGACGCGGCACGCGAGTTCAAGGGCGACCACGAGCGGCGAATCCTCGAGGCGCTGGCGGCTGGGCCGGCTCACCGCGACGAGATCGCCCGCCGCTCTGGGCTGGAGCGTTCGGCGGTGTGGCGACGCCTGGCCGCGATGGAGCGACGAGGCGACATCGAGAAGTGCGGCACTGCCAAGGGCGAAAGCCGGATGCGGCAGAGCGTGTATCGGAGGGTGCTGGAGTGATTTCTACAGTTGAGGCAGCAGAGCGACTTTTGATGCAGCTAGCTGAATTGCTAGGCACAAAACTTGTGATCCATCCAAACGTGGCTGGCGACCGCTGGGCGGCCGAGTGCGTTAGCCAATTTGTTAAAGCGTGCGGCGAGGGATCAGTGATTGACGTGTCCTTGCGTCAGCTTCCGTACGACCTGTTGGTGTGTGGCAAAAAGGTTCAATGCAAGAAGCGCAGCGTTAAGAAAACTGGTCAGTGCTCAATCTCAAAAAGCGTTCACCGTTACACGGCAGATCAAGTTGATTTTTTCGCGATTTGCTACGGAGACGATCACTACGTGATTCCATTTACAGCGCTAAGTCGCGGTGACGGCAGCTTATGTAACGAGTTTTTTGTTTGCGATTATTGGAAGTACCGAGATGCGTGGAATATGCCATTAGTTGGGCAAGTTCCGCTGAATTGCATGCCGCTTTTTTCATATGGAGCCACGGATGGCCCGCACCCGTAACGTTAAACCCTCGTTCTTTAAGAACGAGCACCTGGCCGAGTGCGAGCCCATGGCCCGCCTGCTGTTCGTCGGTCTGTGGACGCTGGCCGACAGCGCCGGCCGCATGGAGTTCCGCCCGCTGCGGATCAAGGCCGAGCTTTTCCCGTACGACTGCTGCGACATCGTGCCAATGCTGGCCCAGCTGGCCGAGCGACGGTTTGTTGTCATCTACCAGGTCGGCGACAAGTCGTACCTCGAGATCCCGACCTTTGCCGAGCACCAGCGATGCCACCCGTCAGAGACGCCGGAAGGCTTTCCAGGGTGTGAAGATGGGCAAGCCGTGATTTTTCACGGCGAGCAATTATTTTCCGCTGCTAATTGCGCTCTTCCTTCCTTTAATCCTTATACCTCTAATCCTTCTACCTTGGGTGCTCCGAGCACGCCGCAGCGGCGGCGGTGCTCGAAGCCGGCCGATCCGCTTCGGTGGTCTGCGGAATCGGGCTGGGAGGGAATCACCGACGCTGACCATGCGGAATGGTTACGGGCTTACCCGGCGGCTGACCTTCCCGTCGAGTTGCAGAAAGCCCATCTCTGGCTCGTTGCCAACCCGAAGAAGGCACGCAAATCGAACTGGCGAAAGTGGGTCACCACCGTGTGGCTCAGCAAGTGCCAGGATCGTGGTGGCACCCACCGAGAGGCTGCACGACCAGCGGGGCCGCCGCCGGTTGACCAGGCGAAACGCCGGTATTGGCGGGGCGACGCCCAGGCCAACCTGAACGAATCCGAGTACGCCGCCTGGAAGCGTGACCAGAGATCCGGCGGTGCGGCGACTGCGCTTGCCACTGCCTTCAAACTCAAGGACGAGAACCCATGACCACCACCACGACTGACCGCAAGCCGCTTACCGAACGCCAGCGGGAGATCCTGCGCTGGCTCTCGGCCTACATCGCCGAGCACGGGTTCAGCCCGACGGTGCGCGAGCTCTGCTTGGCGTTCAAATTCGACTCGCCGAACGGTGCGATTTGCCACCTTGTTCCGTTGCGAAACAAGGGTTGGATCGAGTGGCACGACGGCAAGGCGCGCACGATCCGCGTGCTTGAGGAGGTGGCCAAATGAACCGCCCCCTCCCGTCATCCACCGTCGCCGACCTGTGCCAGGCCCATTCCTGGGACGACGACATCAACGACGGTGCACGGTGCGCCCTGGAGCACGCCCACAACCACATTCGCCGGCTCATGCGTCGTGCGACGCGGTGTGCTCACCGGGCCGAGCTGCTGGAGGCTGAGAACGAGCAGCTCAAGGCGTACATCGTGGCGATTGGTGCGAACAACGGGGGTGCGACATGACGATTCACGACCTCGTGTGGATTGCGACCGGCGAGATTCTGCTCGCCATCACGTTCTGTGTCGGTGTGTTTACAGGGATAGCTCTCAAGCGAAAGGACTCGTGACATGACTGCGACAAAGACTAAGACGGCGGGCATCACGCTGGACGCGGCGACGCTGCGAACGGCTTTGGCTGACGTGCTCCGTGCGGTGCCGACGAAGGCTCCACGCCCCGTGCTGCAGAACGTGCGGCTCGGTGACGGGCTTCTCTCGGCGACGGACCTTGAGGTGCGGATCGACCGGGAGATCGACTACCACGGTGACGCCGTGCTGTTGCCGGCGCTGAAGTTGTCGGCCATCCTCAAGGCGGCCCAGGGCGACGAGGTGACGCTGACGCCGAAGGGCTCGAGCATCGTCGTCAAGTGCGGCCGTGGCTCGTGGACGCTGCCGACGGAGGACGTGGCCGAGTTCCCGGCCGACACGACTGGCGAGCTCAAGGCTGTGTGCCGGCTGCCGGCGGATCAGTTCCGCCGTGCGGTGCATGCGACGGCGTATGCCTGCGACACCGAGTCGAGCCGGTTCGCCCTCGGTGGCGTGCTGATCGACGTGACGAAGGGCAATCCGACCTGGGTGGCGACTGACGGCCGCCGGCTCTCGTGCGTGGAGACGGAGACGGACCAGGCGGTGGACGACTCGCAGACCATCGTGCCGGCTCGGGCCGTGCTCGTGGCGGCGACGCTGGCCCACGGCGAAGGCAGCGTGCAAGTCGAGGCCAACAAGAGCGACGTGCGGTTCACCCTGGACGGTGCGACGGTGACGGCGAAACTGCTCGAAGGGAAGTTCCCCCGGTGGCGTGACGTGGTGGGCGAGGTGGCCGGCGAGCCCACGGTGTGCGAGGTGGCCGACTTGCTCGCTGCGGTGCAGTCGGCGGCCATCGTCACGAGCGAGCAGTCAAAGGGCGTCGATTTGGCGTGGACGGCCAATGCCGTCGTCATCTCGGGCCGCTCGAGCGAGTACGGCGAAAGCCGGGTTCAGTGCGACATCGTGGCGGCCGGCTCCACGAGCGGCACCAAGCTGGACCCGCGTTTCGTGTCGCAGTTCCTCGCTCACATTCCCGGCGACGAGGAGCCCCAGGTGAACGTGTACGCCACGGACCCGCAGAGTCGGGTGCTGCTCAAGTGCGGGCCGTATGTCGGCGTCATCATGCCCCTTGCTGCGGAGTGACGCCATGCAACGAGCGAGCGTACCGGTG